TCAAGCGACCCGTTTCAGGCGTTCCCGCTGGGTCCAGTAGGCCGCCACGCGGTCGTGGTAGCGCTGATGGACACTGGGGTACTCCAAGATATCCTTGCCCCACTCCTCCCGGTATGCCTCCCCGTACCGCTTCATCCTCGCCGCCCACCGCGCCAGCTCCTGGTCCGACATCCCGCGCAGACGTTCCGCCAGGCGCTGCTGGTGATGCTCCCGGCGCTCGGCGTAGGCCTCGGCCCGGTGCAACGCCACCACATCGCGGTCGACTTGGTGCCAGCGCCAGCCCAGCCCCTTCCGCAGGCCGCTCTGCTTCGCCACAACCTCGGCAACCGGCCTGAGCGCCTGCGCGTCCAGCTTGTCGATGTGGCGCGCCAGGCGCTCCCAGGTACTGGCGTAGTCCCGCGCCCAGTTGCCGGGGTCGATCCGGCAGCCCAGGCGCTCCTCGATGAACAGGCAGACCTCGCCCGGGCGCAGCGTGTCGCGGCCATTGACGGCGCGCTTGTGCGAGTTGATTGCCGCCAGCGCCATCCAGTAAGCCCGCTCGCCCTGACGCTGGGTCAGTTGGCCGAGGCCAGCGCCGATCCAGACCAGGCCGTGAGCGATCGCCACGTCGTCACCGGTGGCCAGCGGCGAGTACAGCGTGTGGCCGAAGTGCTGCAGCGGCTTCGGCAGGCGAGCGGATGGCAGCCTGTACCAGGCCGGCGGCAAGCATGTGGGCGCTACGCCCATTGGTGTCCTTGCGGTCGGGGTGCGTCTCGTTGGCTACCCGACCCTTCTTGCCCAGCGCGGCCTTGTCGGCCGCCACCGCCAGCACTGAACTCCGACTCTCGTAGAAGGCGTCATGCCACGCCTGGCGCGCGCTGATCAGTCTCATTTCGACTCTCCCCTGTAGTTTCCTGTAGTCACCGCTGCGCTCCCTGGGCCATCAGCGGAACAATCTTCACCTCGACGCGCGGTACCTCGGCGTACCGCTTCGCGAGCATCACATTGACGACCTGGGTGTCGTCCTTCCACGCAACGCCGTTGAGCGCGTCACACACCGCCTTCAGGCAGTTGTCGGCATCGCATTTCACGGTGGGCATAACCTCGCCGACCAAGGCCATGGCCTGGCGCTTCTTCGACCAGGACCGAGGAATGGGGTGGAACATCCGCAGTTCGATGAGCACGGGGCCGGCGATCAGGGATCGACCTGCGAGCGCTTCCTGGGCAGCCATGGCTACCAGGCCTTCGTAGGCCGCCGTCTTCGCCGGCGTGAACATCCTGGCATGGGCGCCGACGCGACCGATACGCGGTCTCCCCTTCCCCACCGGCTCGCCGGGGACCGTGAACATCACCGGGCGGAGATCAGTCATGGGTCGATTCCTCAAGCGCAGCGCGCCCCAGCGCCCGAATCGAAAGACGAGCGCGTCCGAGTTCCTGCTTCGCGCAACGGCGGTCTCTGATCAACTGGTAGGCGCGGCGGCAGTGCTCGCATTCGAATTCGCCGCCGGGTGCAAGGGCGTCGTCTATGCCATCGTCACCGAGACCAACCGTTCCATATCCGCAGTCCGAAGGCTCCCGATGCTTGAAGGCATGCCATAGGTGGGTCTTGTGCTTGCCCGATGCCTCATCCCAGAGTTCATCGCGCTCGCTGTTCGGCGTGTCCCAGGACTGCGCTCGAATCGAGATCGGACAACTGTTGATCGCAGCGCCGATGTCTCGGGACAGTCCCTGCACGACTTGCTTGGCCTTCTCGTGACGAATGATCGCCAGCTTGTACTTGTCATGCATCACGGCGCACCTCCGGCGCTTTCCGGCGCATCTTTGCCAGCAGCAGTTCCCGCGCCTGGGCGCCACTGAGCCCATCCAGGCCCTGGGCTTGCATCCGCCGGCGGAGTTGCTGCTCGGCTTCATCCTCGGCCAGGTCCAGCAAGCTTTTCCCGGTGTCATGCTCGATCGCGTGGACGACAGGCTGGCTCAGCGGGATGTTGTTTGCCCACCGCCGGACCATCTCGGCGTAGTGGAACCCGAAGCGCTTGCGGAGGCGATCGTCGTTCACCTCACCGGTGCGCAGATCGAAAACGCCGGTGGCCTCGGCGGCAGCCTTGACCACCTGGTGGCGGTAGCGGCACGCCAGGGCCTGATGGAACGCGGTGTCGTGGTCCGGCAGGCCGAGCGACTCCGGCTGGACGCTCAAGCAGAGCTCCCGGAATGTCGGCGCCGCCGGCGGCCAATCGAACCGGCTGCCCATGAACGTCAGCATGTTGAGCCCGTGGGCCAGTTGCTGGCCGGTCAGCCCCTGGAGCACCGTAGCCCAGGCGCCGTCAGGGTTCGGGTTGTCGCCAAAACTCGACGTCCAGCGGTGCCCGTACATCTCGGTCATCTTCACCCAGAGCCGTTCCAGCAGCCTGTCGGGCAGCCTCGTTGGCTGCGACGATGGCTGCGACGCGGTCGACGGCTGAGCGAGGGCCCTGTCGATGTGGGAGGCCGCGCTTTGCGGCACGATGGCCGGCTTGGCCTTCGGCGTTTCCTGCTTGGTTTCCATGGCTGCTCCTGTTCTGGTCGAAGCGCTGGTTGCGGCGAATTTTCTGTGCCAGTTCGTGCTCCCACTGGCCTTGGGACTGGTATTTCTCGGGGCGGTTGATCCAGTAGCTGCGGAATTCGAGAAGCTCGTCGTCGCGTAGCTGGTAGGTCCCAATCCCGTTACGGACCAGCGTTGCCGGCCACCCCTTCGCACTCGGCACCCAGCCCTCATGCATCGGGAATCGGTCAGCGCGAGATACCGGCTCTGCCTCGCGCGCGTTACGTGACGGAGGAGGTATCGGAGGAAGAACGGAAGTGGGCCCCACCTCTGGCCCCACCTCGTAGGCCCAATGCTCTGGAGGGCGCGAATTTCCTAGCTCTAAGCCTTCAAAACGCGGCCCCACCTCTGGCCCCACCTCATCGCTGTTTTCCGATGGCCCCACCTCTGGCCCCACCTCGCCAATATCGTTGGCTGGAAGCTGCGTGGTTGCTGTGTTTCCGGTAAAAAACGATGGCCCCACCCCTGGCCCTACCTCTCCAGCAGAATCAAATGGCCCCACCTCTTCTGAAAACACGACCCCGCCTCTGGCCCCACCTGTTGCCATTTCAAAGCCGTAGGCCCTGCCATTCGTGGTTTCCGCGCATTCCTCCGTGGCCCTGCCTCTGGCCCCACCTTGGTCAAACCTATGGCCCCACCTCTCCGAGGCGGATTGATCCCGTGAAGCCTTCGGCAGGTGGAAAACGAAAGGACCGATGCTGGGCATAGGCTCGACCATGCCGCGGCGCACCAGCGCATCGATGGTGTAGCGGGCCTCCTTGCGGGTCGCCTTGTGCGCAGGACGCCCAGGTGATGCCGGGATGCTCAAAACCTCGATCAGCATCTGCTCGCTCAGGCGGCGGGTTTCGCCGGCGATGCCGGTCCTGTAGTCCATGAACATCCGGATCGCGCAGTACACCTTCAGCAGTTGATGCGGCTCGTCGAAGAGCGCATCCCACTCCTCGTCGTTGATCTGGAAGGACGGCATTCAGTCCCAACCCAGCGGTCCTGGCCGCTTCTTCTCGGCCTTGAGGCCCAGCTCGGCCAGCGTCTCCAGCGAACGGAGATAGTCCGCGCTGACGACCACCGCATGCTGGGGAACGATCTGAAGCTCAAGCACCGAGGCGGCCTTGCAGAAGCGCTCGATGAGGCCGTCCTTCTTCCACCCGGTGATAGCCGACTCGCTCAAGCCGACTGAATCGGCAACGACTTTCTGGCCCACCGACAGAAGCTGGCTCAAGAACAGCGCCTCGAAATCGCGTGATCTTGACTCTTGCTCGGGGGTTAACTTGTTCGTCGACATGGTCAGGACGCCATTTGGACGGATACAGCAAGCGAGTCATGCTCTGGCTCAGGGAAAGCTTCAGCCAGCGTGCACTCAGCACCAAGGTCGTTCAGTGCCGCCACGATGCGTCGGCATTCACTGAGCCCAGGCTTACGGCGCCCTGTTTCGTAGTGGCCGATCGCGGCCTGGGTCAGCCCAACTCGCTCGGCAAGCTGGGTCTGGGTCACACCCGCCTGCTTGCGGATGGCTTTCAAGGCACTCATGGCTTCCTCCAAGGTGAAGTGTCCTTTTTTGAAAATACATTTCGTACTTATTTCTTGCAAGGATTAGTACATGACGTGCGTTGCACTTGCTAATACGGTCTGTAGCATTCCGCCCATGAATAACTGGATACAGATAGTCCGCAATGCCATGGCGCGGCAGGACATCACACAAGCGCAGCTCGCAGAGCAGATGGGGAAAACTCAGGGGGCCGTAGCGCACTGGCTAAACGGGCGGAGAGAGCCCAGCATTGCCGACATCAATCAAATGTTGACCTTGCTCAATCTGCCCCCTCTCACAATCCAGTTGCCTGATGATCGAGCGCAGAACGTGGCACCAGCAGATCAGCCGACTCGCATGTATCGATACCCGATAGTTAGCTGGGTCGCCGCAGGCGCTTGGCGCGAAGCGATAGAGCCGGCCGGCTTCGATACATTCGAACTCAGTGACTACAAGGGAAAGGGAAGGTCATTCTGGCTGGAGGTGAAGGGGGATTCGATGACAGCTCCTGCCGGCGAGAGCATTCCGGAAGGCATGCTGATTCTCGTCGACACCGGGCTCGAGCCGAGGCCTGGCGATCTGGTGGTTGCGAAGCTGGCCGACAGCAACGAGGCAACCTTCAAGCAGTTCGTGTCCGACGCAGGCCAGAAGTACCTGAAACCCCTGAACCCCGCATATCGCATGCTATCCATCGACGACAACTGCGAGATGGTCGGCGTTGTCACCCGAGCTATCCGCAAGTTCAGGTGATTCGCCGAGCTTGGCCGCCTGGCACATGGGGCTAAGGCGGCCTTACCCGCTGATTAGCTACCCCTCCTCTTGACCTGATAGGTCGCCATATCCTCGCTCTGGCTTTCCACCTGGCCGTCACTCCCCTCCCGCTCCTCCCACTTCAGCGTTACCGTGCCGTCGTCGTTGAAAACCATGTCAATGCCGTCGGTCTCGGACAACAGTTCCATCACCTGGTCCCACGCCTCATCGGGATCCGTGTCCAAGCGATGGATCGTCACCGTGCGCAGGTCCTGTGCTTTCGGTGAGTTGATCATCTCCGATATGCGGAGCCCCAATTTCTCAACCGGAGTCATCGGTTTCGCGTCCTGCTTCTTCTGTTGTTTGGCCATCGAAAGAACCCTCAATACTGTATATACATACAGCATTCTTATAGCAGAATTCTGAAAGCAACTGCCAGCATCGAAGCACAAGGAGTACTCGGAATGCTGTTCTCTCCATGGTCCGAAACCACCTATATCGCTGTCGTCGACCGAGTCCGGGCGCTGATTGAAAGCCCCCAGGCACAAGTCCAACAGTCCGCGCGGATCAAGCGCGCGAGCAACGAGCCGGAATGGGCCTGGCTTCGACTGGAACGAGATCTCCGCAGTATCGACGGCGTAAATGTCGAGGTTCGGGATGACGGAAGCTTGTTCGTTTACTGGTACGTCGACCTCCCTCGCTAATCTTTGACCATCAAGCCCGCCCTCAAGCGGGCTTTTCTTTCGAAGAAATAAGTACATTTTGTATTGACCATGATAAATACGTTGTGTATTTTTCTCCTACGCCAGCACAACACCGCTGGCGAGGCCACCGAGCCGACCGCTCTTTCGACAATTTGGGAACCCTCTGCTGCGCCAACGTCGCGAGACGCTGGGAGAGGCAAAAGACGCAGCCCGAGCTGGGCCGGACAGTCCAGCCGTGCAAGCCCATGCGTTGCACGCGACGTCGCTCAAGTCACCTGCCAATAGACCAAAGAAGCAAACGCAGGAGTGGGAACGAACCCCGACAAGGAGAAGCGACCGAGACGACCCGATTTCTCAGATGCCCTTCGCAAGAGGGGCATCGAGGAAGTCAACACGCCCTGGAGGACAAGACGATGAAATTCAAAGACGGCCAATTTGTAGATGTGAAGCTGATCGGGTTTGCCAAAGTCGATGCCGTAGAGGGTGACAATTACCGCTTGTTTTTCGCAGACGGAAAGCGCGGCGGAGGTTGGAAGGACCACGACATTGCAGGCCTGACCACTGAAAAGAAGTTCTGGTCTGAATGGCGTCGTCATCGCCAGTGCAGCGCATAACCACCCGCCCCGGTTCGCCGGGGCATCACCGAGGAAAGTAAAGTGGACCTGATAAAGCCAGTCTACCGCTGCCCGATTTGCAACACCGAATACAGCACCGAGCAAAACGCAATCGCATGCCGCGACAGAATGGAGCCGGAGGAATTCACCCCAGGCACAATCGTTTCCATTCGCCAGGGCTATCTCTGGTTTGACGGAAATCCTGACTGGGTGGTTGGCGACGACAAGCGCCCCGACATGGCGCCTGGTCGCGATGCACTGTCCTTCCTGTTCGTGGTCACGTCCAGTCATCAACACCCGCACAATCCGCATGGCCGCGCCTACTCAGTCCGCACGCTGGCGATTGAAAACGGCTTCACTGGCGGGATGCGTGGTTGGACAGCGCCGCGCACGCACTACCCGATGCACGCCGTCGCGCTGGACATGATCCCGCAGACTGTTTGGGAGCAGTCCGCACGGTTCGTCGGAGAGAAGTACGCGAACCTACTGTGGTAACCCGCCGCCCTGCAGGTAGCAGGGCATCACCAGTTCCACCCCATTTGCCCATCCGGGCGCCCTATCGCCCGACCCAGGGCAAACCTAAAAAGGAAACCAGCCATGACCACCATTCCCGATTCGATTCACCAGAGTGAACTTCCTGAAATCGGCCAACCCCTGGCTGATGGAACCTTCTTTGCCCGCCACTGGCTGAATGGCAAGGAATACGCCTACATCGATCTTGGCAAGAGCGCAGAGTTCACCGGCGAATGGGGCGAATACGGCCAGGACGTGGGCGGCGCCGTCAGCTACCGAGACGGAGCTTCGAATACGGTCGCCATGGCCGAAGCTGGCAGCCCGATTGCCAAGCAGGCTTTGGAGATCGGAGCCGGCGTATTCATTCCCTCTGCTCTGGAACTGGCTCTTCTGTTCTCCGCCAAACAAGCAGGCGAGTTGTCCGGTTTTTCGGATCGCTGGTACTGGTCGAGCACGCAGTACTCCGCCTTCAACGCCTTCCTCACGCTCTTCCTCGGCGGCTACACGCTCAACCTCGGCAAGATTCTCGTCCTCCGTGTCCGCCCCGTCCGCAGATTGCTTCGCTAATTCATTCATTCAACAGGACTGATCATAGGAGGCCGGGATGGCCATGCACACCGAAACCTTCCCTCCCAGGAGGAACCCATGCCAGACCTTGGCGAGTTCGCAGCGCTGTTCGTTGTGCTGTTTCTGACTATGTATTGGTGAGGTGAGAGATGGGCCAGTGGATTAGCTGTTCTGAGCGCCTTCCGAAAGAACCAGGCACGTACCTTGTGTTCAAGGCTCTCTCTGCTTATCGCTTAGGGCTTTATGACTGGCTCGTAGATGAGCAGAGCTGGGAGCAGGAATGGATTCGCAAGAAACGAAGCGAGTTGAAACCAAAGACTTGGGTCACGCACTGGATGCCCCTACCCGAACCACCGCAAGACGCCTGACAGGCAGGAGAACAGAATGAGCAAGCACACGCCTGGGCCTTGGTGCCAAGACAAATGGGGCAGCTTGATGACTGAAGGAGGCCAGGATGTCCTTCTTCGCGGGATCACCACCATCAGCGCTGGAAGCGATGAGCGGATTGCAGAGGCAGAGGCAAATACTCGCCTGATCTCTGCCGCGCCCGATCTGCTTGAGGCTCTTCAAGTCTGCATCCAGCAGATCACGGCGCTCTGTTCTGCGGACGATGTTCCCGACCAGGCCAGAGCCGCAATCGCAAAGGCTACCGCCTAACCGCGCCCTGGCGCATACACACACACTGGAGGCGAGATCATGCCCGCACTGATCATCATGGATGCAGACCCGAACTACCCGGAAGACTGGAACATCCTGCAAGACGAAGACGGCATGGAAAACCGCGTCTTCGAAAGCTCCGATGCCGCCAGCGCATGGCTGGAGCGAAACGCCAAGAACGGCTGGTGCACGATGATCCTTCCGGTCGACGAAGACTGAGCACTGGAGGCGGAATGAGCAGGTGGATTGACGTTACCAAGCGACTCCCTCCGATCAGGAAAATCCTTTCGGAACCATGCCAGATCGACGGGCAGGAGGTTCCTCACCTCTACCGGTCCGGTGAGGTCATCTGCTGGGACGGAAAGAGAGTTTCCGGTGGGATCGTCGAGTGGTTCCACGGCCAGAAGCCTCTCAGCGGGGTTACTCATTGGATGCCGCTACCTGAGCCTCCAGCCGACTAACTCCAGGCAAGGACGCCACCCTTCAATGGGGATGCTCTACGGAGTGTTCGGCCAGACCAGAAATGGATGCTCGACAGTACGGGTAAAGAAGCAGCCGTATCCCGGCCATCCCCACCCTACCCCTCTTAGCCCGGCAAGTCCGGGCATTTTTTCGCCTGTATGACGACAGCGAGACAGGACGCTGCCGCATGCACGCGAACGCGAGGTGAGACATGAACATAGCAGCACTAGCCAACCGCAAGCCTCCATCAGCAGAGGATCCGATGGAACTCTGGCTCGCCTCAGACGAGTACGCAAACTGGAAGCTCGATGCTGTGGAGTCGCTGCTCGGCGACTGCGATGTTGATCTGCACAGCAAAGGGTTCTGGTGCAGCAAGTTGAAGGCCGATCTGCTGCGCGAGGAGCTTCACAAGAAACTGATCGATTTGTTGCAGAACGACCGGGAGCGCCTAATGGCTACGGTGATCATGGCCGTGGCCGACCGCCGCCCATGCGACGCCGTGGCGAACCTGCACAACTTCTTCCCGGAAGGCGATGCAGCCGAAGCGATTAAGGCGCTTGCCGAACCAATCGCAGCAGGCTACGCAGCAGAAGCCCTTGCACAGTATCAGGAACAGAACATGGAGGACGCAGCATGATCAGTGATGAGCAGTTGGCGGAGTTGGCCGATGGCTGCATGGATTCGATTCCGTGCCCAATCTCTGCGCTGTATGAACTAGCTGAGCGACTTATCGCTGCTGAGGCTGAGCTTTCCTTATGGCGCCCAATAATGGACGAGGTTGAGCGCCGCGCAGAGAAAGAATGGTGCCTGCAAGACAAGCGCGACTTCACGGTAACTATTCAGTACGACGACTACGTGGACATCGACGCCGCCATGGAGCGCACGCCATGACAATCACCATAGACCTGAAAGAGACCGCCCAAGTCCTGATCTTCGGCGGCTTTTTTGTGGGCGGTATCGGCGCTTTCGCCTTGGCCTTTGTGGGGATGGTTACGCCATGAACCACCACTTCAAGCGAATCATGCTCTACACCAAGCGCACCCTGCTTGGCGCGTTGGTTGCGATCCTGATCGTGTTCAAGGCAATCGATCTCGGCGGCGCAATCACTGGCGAAGTCACCGCAGAGCAACCAGCTACGCACCTGTCCGCAGCAGGCCGGTAATCCGGATAACTGCGGCTTCCCCAGCGGGCGGTGGGCGGCATGAAGAAAACACCCGCAGCAGCGGCTTCTAGCGCAAGCAACTATCCCGCAGGGGTGACGCTGCCGAGTGGCGCCGTAAGCGCCTTCCCTTTCTACCTGGAGAACGATATGAGCCACACACCTGGTCCGTGGCAGATTTCCGACGACCACGGAAAGCGCTGGATCGAAACCCTGGCTAATGACGACACGATTTGTGAAGTACATCGGCGGGACCGGAATGTTGGTAGAGACAAGGACGAGCAGTTCCACGCGAATTCACGCCTGATCGAATCGGCGCCTGACCTGCTGGAAGCCCTCGAAGTAGCCCTCACATCGATGCTGGATAGCGGCTATTCGCCTACCAGCGTGACCATCCGCAAAGCACGCGCCGCTATAGCAAAGGCACGCAAGTAACCCCCTCCCTTCACTGGCTGCGCATGCGCGGCGAGGATCACTCATGTCCGCAGAAACCCAACTGGTCGAAGTGCCGGCCAAAGAAACCGCCCTCCAAGTCTACTCGGCCGCCAATGGCCTTGACCCGTTCCTGGCCAAGATTCGCGAAGAGATCGACGGCTTCGTGCCAGACGTGACTACCCGCAAGGGCAGAGAGGCCATCGCCTCCATCGCCTACAAGGTAGCCCGCTCGAAGACGGCGCTGGACAACGTAGGCAAGGAACTGGTCGCCGAGTTGAAGGAAGTACCGAAGAAGGTCGATGCCGAGCGTAAGCGCATGCGTGACCTTCTGGACCACTGGCAGGCGGAGGTACGCCAGCCGCTAACGGAGTGGGAGCAGCGCGAGGAAATGCGCAAGGCCAAGCACCAGGCCGGCATCGATCAGATCAACCTGCGCCTGGAATGCCGCGACCTAGATTCGACCGAGTTGAAAGCCAACATTGAGTGGCTGGAAGGCCTCTTGATTGGCGAGGACTGGGAAGAGTTCGAAACCGAGGCCGCCCGTACCAAGGACAAGGCCCTGGCCGCGCTGCGCGAAGCCCTCGTTGCACGCGAGAAGTATGAAGCCGAGCAGGCCGAACTGGAGCGACTGCGCGCCGAAGCTGCTGCTCGCGAGCAGAAAGAGCGCGAGGAACGCATTGCCCGCGAAGCAGCCGAGGCCGAGCGCCTGGCAGCGGAACGACACGCCCAGGAAGAACGCGAAGCCGCCGCTCGCCGCGAAACCGAGGCAAAGGCTGCCGCCGAGCGCCGGGAACTGGAACTGCGACTCGCTGCCGAGAAGGCGGAGCGCGAGAAGTTGGAAGCACAGCAACGCGCCGAGCAGGCTGAGCGTGATGCACAGCGGCGCGCCGAAGAAGCCGCTGCCGCAGAGCGCCAACGGCAGGCCGACGAGCAGGCCAGGATCGAGCGCGAGGCAGCAGCCCGAGAGGCCGACAAGGCCCACAAGAAAGCCATCAACAACGAAGCCCTGGCGGCCCTGATCGCCGGCGGCATGCCCGAGGAATGCGCCAAGCAGGCGATCACACTGATCGCTCAGCGCAAGGTTCCTCACATCACAATCGACTACTGAGGCCCATCATGAGCAACTCCATTGCACAGCGGCAGGAAGGTGCTGCCGTAATCCAAGCTGGTGAGTCGGCAACAATCCTTCAAGTGATCCAGCGTGCCGCTGCTGACCCTGCGTGCGACATCGAGAAGATGGAGCGGCTTATGGCCATGCACGAGCGGATGCAGTCCCGCAGCGCCGAGGCTGAGTTCAACGCATCCATGGCCGCCATGCAAAGCGAACTGCCGAGCATTGCCGAGCGTGGCGCTATCACCGTCAACGGCCAAAAGCGCAGCAACTACGCGACCTTCGAAGACATCAACGACATCGTTAAGCCGATCATGCAGCGGTTCGGTTTCGCAGTGAGCTTCCGCGTCGAGACTGTTCAGACTGGCGTTTCGGTTACTGGAATTCTGATGCACTGCGCCGGACATCGAGAGCAGACGACGATGCTCGTTCCGCTAGACACAAGTGGCAGCAAGAACGCCGTTCAGTCTCTTGGATCATCGGTCAGCTACGGCAAGCGTTATGTGCTGTCCGCACTGCTGAACATCACCACTCGCGGCGAGGACGACGACGGCAACGCGGCTGTGCCGCCAAAGAAGCTCATTACCCAAGCTCAGGCGCAGCAACTGAACGCCCTTCTCTCCCAGTGCCTTCAGGACACGCAAGAAGCCTTCGACGCTATGTACGGCTCAGCTGAGAGTGTCCCATCCGCCGACTTCGATGCGGCATTGGCACGGCTCACCAAGGCTCGCGAGCGCGCCAAGCGCTCCCAGGAGTGAATCATGCAGATCTTCAAGGACCTGGAACAGGGCTCCCAGGAGTGGCTTGACGCGCGCCTCGGAATCGCAACCTGCTCCGAACTGGACGTATTGATGGTTAACGGCAAAGGCCAGGCAGGGTTCGGCGTTGGCGCTTTCACATACATGGACCGCCTGATTGGTGAGCGGATCACCGGAGCAGAGGCCGAGCCATGGCGTGGTAACGGTAGCAGCGCCAGGGGTCACAAGCTTGAGCCGGTTGTGCGCGATCTGTACTGCCTGCGCACAGATACCGAGCCAGATCAGATCCAGCAGGTCGGCATCATTCTCAACCACGGAATTGGCTATTCGCCGGATGGCCTAGTCGGCGACAACGGCCTGATCGAGGTGAAAACCAAGGTGCCGGAAAAGCTGGTGAGCGTGATCATCGCAGGCGAGCTGCCTTCCGAGCACGCGGCTCAGTGCTATGGAGGCCTTTGGGTTTCGGAGCGCGAGTGGATCGACTTCCTCGGCTACTGGCCAGGCATGCCACTTTGCATGGTGCGCGTCCACCGTGATGAGGCCTACATACGCAAGCTGTCCGAGCGAGTAAAGACCTTCTACGAACTGCTCGAGGAGCGCATGGAGAAGGTGCTGGGGGTGGCAGCATGAGAACCGTACTCAAAGCCACATGCGGCAAACATTCCAAGGAAATCCCGGTTGAGCAGATCACCCACTTCGTCGCCGAGGATAAGTACGTCATCGCGTACTACCGGGAAGGCTTTCTGGTTCTGAGCGATGCGCTCAAGACCCTGGAAACAGAGTTCTCCGCCGAGTTCATCCGCACCCACCGTAAGGCCCTGGTTCGCCGGTCTCTGATCAGCATGTTCAAGCGCCGGCCCGACGACACCCAGGCCGGCGAAGTGCTGCTGCTCGGAACCGAGAACTGGATTCCCGTCAGCCGCAGCCACTCGGCACAGATCAAGTCGGCGATGGGTGCATGAGGGCCATGTCATGTACATCAAGAAAGACGTCATCGAGGTCATCAAGTACGCGGCGATGATGGCGGCCTGCTCTCGCCAGTCCTGGGGAATCTACCCCATGAACCAGGGCTACAAGGCCATGCCCTTCCGTGGCGACTATCACCGCGTCGTCGAAGTCTGCCATCCCTGAACCAACAGGAATAACCCAATGCACCAGCTAACAGCGAATCACCGCCAGGGCGGTGTGACGGTCACCGGCTGGCCTGAAGAAAGCCAGCTCATGACCCCAGACGACATTCTGCTATTCGCGAGAGCGGTGAGGCAGATAGCGATCAACCAAGCCCAGGGCGCCGAGGGTGTTCTGGTCTACCCGGAGGTGGGTGATGGAAGTCAAGGCGAAGACCAAGCGTGACTCCGGCCTGCGCACGGCGGTGCTCCTTCTGAAGCGAGCAAACCGCTACGTCGGGGTCCACAACAGCATTGGCGCCATGGACCTCAGCACAGAGATTGTCGAATTCATCGCCGCTATTGAGCGGCAGGAGAAGGGATTGTGAGCAAGGAACTGAACAAGGCACTGGCCGAGCAGGCAGGCGGGGATGAGCGCGACTTGCAGGGCACGCAGGGGGAGCGGGACGGCTGGGGCCCGTTCCCGATTGTCCAGGTTCCGTGGAACGTATTCGACCGAGCCGTCATGTGGGTTGAGGATCGCCGGCGCTATGGCGATGACGGGACCATCGTAGACGACTGGAAAGCGCTGAAGACGATCCAGCGCGCCGCCCTGGCGCAACCCTCTGGCGAGGTTGTTGTCACCAAGAACGAATCCGGCACCATCGTATCGGTAACCCGCCAGGATAAAGAGGGGCGCGTGCTTAGCGTAATCGCTGAATCGCAACCATCCCCGGCGCAGGCCGAGCAGGCAGAGGCGGAGCGGCCGGAGGTGGTGGCTCGCGTCGTGCATCCGAATCCTGTCGTCCTCGATCAGTGCGGTCCGCTCAATGCAAACGATGAACTGATGACCGTCGCGCAGCATGCCGCCAGCGTTGGCCGTTGGGCAGAAATGTTCAATCGCGTTGAGCAAGAGCGCGACGCCACCCTGGCCAGGGTGGCGGAGCTGGAGGCGAAGCTGGCCGATCTGGAGAAGCAGGAGCCGATTGGGTGGTTCGCGCAGTATTGCGAGACGCCTATGCGGCGGATGGTGCAGTGGGGCACGAAGGTGCCGGATTGCGCCGCTGATACGTTTTACCCACTCTACGCGGCTCCTGTAGCCCAGGCTCAGCAACTCCACGACCTGGACAAACAGTGCCGCGATGACGTAGCGCGTGCGCTCGGCTTGCGCCCGTCCCAGGGGCGCGGTTTCGCATGGTCCTACCTGTTGGCCTCGATCAAGTCATGCGTGAAGGCGGCCGAGGATACCGCCCAGGCTCAGCACAGCGTGCCGGAGGGGTGGCGCATCGAACGCTCAGCAGAGCGCATCGTCGTCATGAACCTGAAAAACGGCGCTGGTTACGCCGCCGCCCGCGATGGTGAAAGCGGAATCGCAGAATCGGTCCTGTACCTGTTGGCTGCTGATCTGCTCGCAGCCGCGCCCGGCCAGGAGGGGGTGTGATGGCCGTTTACGTCGACGACATGAACGCAACGTTTGGCCGCATGAAGATGTGCCACATGCTCGCGGACACGACCGAGGAACTGCTCGCAATGGCAGACAAGATCGGTGTTCAGCGGAAGTGGATTCAGCATGCCGGGACCATCAAGGAGCACTTCGATATCTGCCTGTCGAAGAAATCAGCAGCTCTCGCAGCCGGGGCCGTGGCAGTCACGTACCCCGACGGCGTAGCAGAGATCATGAAGCGGCGCCGAGCAGCCAGCAAGGAGGTAGGTCATGAGTGAGGTGGAGCGGCTCGACGTGCCGAGCATGCGCTCTTTGACCCAGGGCGAGCAGGCAGTAATGGGGTATGAGGTCGTCCTGGCCTCCGACTACGACGCCCTCGCCGCCAAAAGCCATGGCCGAGGACGCGGCGGCAAAGGGAGATGCTGCCCGCCAGCAGTGCGGCGGCATGGAGATGGAGATCGAGGAACTTCGCGCCGAACTCGCGACACTGCGCGCAAGGGTGGTGGTTGTGCCGGAGCGCCTGACGAACGGCGACAGTATCAGCAGGATGTTGCGCGAAATCGGTTGCGACGGTGACGTCAGTTACCACCATGCGCGCGAAATTTGGAACGCCTGCCTCGACGAACTGGCGCGCCTCAACGGCAAGACGGTCAGCGCGGACGCGCTCGACACCCTGCGCCGGTTCGCTACCGGGGAGGTTGGGCACCTGAACAACGGGCATTGCCCTGATGGTCTCGAAGGGCACGAAACGCGCGATCCGGACTGCCCCGTGTGCAGAGCGCTGATCGATACGGAGAAGAGCAAATGATTGTTCTGAGGTTCGAAAAATACCTGACCCTTTTCTCCTATCACGGCCTTCCTGTCTACGTCGGAGACCAATGCATCACCCGCAGATCATTGGTCTGGTGGTGGCCGATAAACTGGATTGCCGTCTCCATAGGCGCACCAATCGTCATCTGGCGGCTCTGGCGTCTTTCCCGCAGGAGGAAGTCCAATGGCTGAAGAACTGAAACCGTGTCCGTTCTGCGGATGCTCGATGCGCCTGGTGAGCAGCCACGACACGCGCGAAGAAAATGCTTGAAATTGCGAACGACCTGCGCGCCCTGCTGAGCGAGCAAGCATAGCCACCCATCGCCAACCACTGTACGCATATACAGCAATTCGGATAATGGGCTACCCACTACCCGGATTGCATATGCGCACGAAACCCTTCCGCCGCCGCGCCGGCATGAGATCGCCGGCCTTCGCTACTACCGCACTGCCTCGGCCTACAACTGGCTCGGCATCACCATGGCGCACCCGACCCGCGCAATCCAGTTGCTGCTCGAACAGTGCGAGCCAGACGTGCTCTCGCCGATGTTCAACATCGAGATAGAGGCAGTGTTGCGTCAGGCAGACGAGTATGCGCGGTCTCGCGAAGTGCTGGACCGCGAGGTGCTGCGCGAAATGCTCATGCACCTGATCGCCAAAGCTGCGGGAGACTGATACCGATGCCGGAATCCCGGCATCGCCACCGCCACCTTCGGTCAGGCTGAGACCCGCATTCCTGCTGGGTTTCAGCACAAAAACTGGCCGATTTTGGGCCAGGAGCCCGCCGCCCCAAACCAACGAATCCGACCCCGGAGGACCAACCGTGGACAACGAAAACGAAACCCTGGTCGCGCTGCTGGTCATCGCGCTGATCGTCTTCGGCATCTTCCGGATAGTCGGGGACTTCCAGCACCTCTACGAGCAGACAGAACTGAAAGGACAGGAGTTGAGCAGATGGAGCAAGCAGTGAACCGATTCCCACTCACCAGAATGCTGTTGCGCTTCACCCTCTGGCTGGAGCGGAAGATGCACAAGCAGGAGGACTTTTCGCTGAATGACCCGGAGTGGAACGAACTCCAGAACAAGGTCAACGCGATGAAGCGAGATATGAACAAGGTGATCCGTTCAGAGGAGTCTGACCGTGCCTGACATGAGAGAAGAGTTTGAAGCGTGGGCAACCAAGCACCGGATGCCGATTCATCGTGACGGTGTTGTCACCGACTACGCCGCCAGATGCACAGATGAGTGCTGGCAGGCCTGGAAAGCCAGCCGCGCGGCTCTGAGGGTGGAGTTGCCGGAGCGTCGCGATCCGTTGAACTCGACCGGAGACGATGAGAATCCAAGATCTGCCGGCTTCAACGACTGCCTTGAGCGCGTGACCGAAGCCCTCCAGCAAGCCGGAATCGAGGTGAAGCAGAATGGATGAGCCACTTTTCAACGAACTGCTGGAAAGCGTGAAGCAGGCGGACCAGATCATGACCGATCGCGCAGAGCTGCGGAGGCGGGCTAAGGCGGCAACGCCTGGGCCGTGGAGTTGCAATCGCCACTGGGCAATTGTGGGAGGACCAACTCTTGAGTTCACGAACGGTGCAGCGCAGCAGCAGATAGCCATGGCCTGCTGGCAAAGCTGGATGCATGAAGAAGAACTGCGAAACAACGCCGCATTCATGGCCGCCGCCAACCCCAAGACCGTCCTCGCCCTGCTGGACGAGATCGACAGGCTGAGCGACGAACTATCCGCATGCACCGAGCATCCGGGCGGATGTGGGTATTGGCGCGAGGCCGCCAAGCGTAGAGCCGAAGAGCGCGACAGGCTCAAGGCGGAGAACGAGGCGCTTCTATTGGGCATGCGCGCAATCCTCAACGCATACGACTATGCAGACCAGTACAACAAAGAGGGCGTCGCGGTTGAGGTCATGGAAGACCTGCGCACCCTATTCAAAGGAGCAACGCAATGAACGACCGCGAACTACTCGAACTGGCGGCGCGGGCGGCGGGGATTGATCCAGTCTTGGCTGAACCGATCAATTTCAGTACTGGGGTTGAATATTACTGGAACCCGCGTGATGACGATGGCGACGCGCTGAGGCTGGCGGTCTCTACAGGGCTGCACAAACGTCTACATGAAATCCTGAAAGGACCGGCATATAACGCAGATGCTTTGTCGTACGGAGAAGCATACGCCACACGCAAAGCAATCCTGCGCACCGCCGCCGAGATCGGAAAGTCTATGGGAGGTGGGGAATGATGAAAGACAATGGCGGGCCAGCGTTTCCAAGGCCATACAGCAGAACTCCTAACCAAGGCTTTGGGCCTCAAAGCGGAATGTCGCTACGAGACTACTTCGCGGCGCAAGTTATCTGCGGGCTTCAGCAGGTTCTTTGGAACGAGACCATGGTCGGCAGGTTTCATAGCGGAAGTGACGTCATCAGTGACATGGCCGCAGTAGCTTATGAGACCGCCGACGCCATGCTAAAGGCCAGGAAGGTTGGAGGTACGGAGTGATGAAACGGGAGGAATTCGAGAAACGCATGGCCGGCGTATTCGACCTGACCGCCTATGTTGACGCCTGGGGCGACATCCGATATTCGGACAGCCACACACAGGCTGCCTGGGATGGATGCAAACTGGCGGTGGATTTGTTTGAGTCAGGGCCATCAGCAAGGCAAGGCACGAACCTCCGCGCTATGTTCGAAGAAACGAACAAGGGAAAGTTTCCTCGCCGCTCTTTCGAGAGGGACAAGTTCGGAGACTATGTGGATCGCAGCGCAGAGTTCGCATGGAAGTCGCTACTGTCGACGCTCAGCCACGCCGAACGGCTTCAGGCCCTGGAGCATCTGAGGCTGCGCATCGACGCCCACATGTTCATCAGAGAGGACGGGGAACTGCTCGGATACGGCGTAACCGTCCCTGAGATGCGTGAGTTCCGGGAACTCCTTATCCCGTTCAACGGCGAAATCAAGATCAAGTAGCCCAGCCGGGCCCACTAGGGCCTCTTCCTGAGGCCCGCCCGGCTGGGCGTTCAAATCCTACCAGAAGGCCTGACCGAGCAGTTAACCCCCATATTGCCCGATGCGGGCGCCCTGCCCGGCCAAGCCTCCACGAATTCTACCCGCCAACCCGATGCCGTTGATCGGCCAAGGTCTCGCTATGTCTTTGATTTCAGTTGAGGCGGCCGCCGGCATTCTCGGCGTGAGCCGCAGGACCGCGTACCGCTACGCGGACGAAAAGCTGATCCCGGTGGTCAGGTTCAAAAAGACCATCCGAGTCCACAAGGAAAAGCTCGAACAGATGCTTGAAGAGGAAGCCGCTGCTAGCATGCGCGACGCGGTCGGCGTACCGGAGGAAGTATGCCGTACAAGAGAAACGACTCCGCCTACTGGTGGATCTCTTTCAAATCAGCAACAGGAAAGCTTGTTAGACGCTCTTCTGGAACTGCCGACTACTCGGCGGCGAAAGCACTAGAGCAACAGGAGCGCGCGAAAGCGTGGAAGGAAAAGGAAATGGGCGTTAATCCGCCCAGGACCTTTGAGGAGGTGATCATTCCGTACCTGCAGCACGCTCGCCAGCATCAGCGCAGCTACGAAACGACCGTGCACCGCATAAAGCCGCTGCGCGAGTATTTTGCCGGACGCGTGGTCAACGATCTAGGGGGCCAGGACATCCGGGGATACGGAGCGCATCGGTTGGATGCCGGCGCATCCCCGGCAACCATCAACCGAGAACTCGCCGCACTGTCCGCGGCGATCAACCACTGCAACACAGAACTGGAGTGGGCCCTTCCTAACCCGGTGAAGGGGCGGAAGATGCGCGAAGCCGAGGGACGTGATCGTTGGCTGACCAGGGCGGAGGTCGAGGCCCTGTGCCGCGCCGCGCGCGTCCAGAAGTTTGGCCCGATGCTCGAGGATTTCATCCGCCTAGCGGTAAACACCGGATGCCGGCGGGAGGAAATGCTTGGCCTGGAGTGGCGCAGAGTGGATTTCGCCAATCGACTGATCTACTTGGAGGCATCCCACACGAAGGCAGGCAAGCGCCGGAGCATACCGATCAACGAAGGTGCGATGGCAGCGTTAAAGCGACGAATGGCATTCAGATCCGAGACCAGTCCGGAATGCCCCTGGGTCTTTGCGCGCGCTAACGGTGATCGAGTGGTTTCGCTATCAGCCGGCTTCAAGCAGGCCTGCCAGGCAGCGAAGATTGCGGACTTTACGATTCACGACCTGCGCCACACCTGCGCGGCATGGCTGGTAAGCGCAGGCGTTCCGTTGGCGGATGTTCGGGATCTGCTCGGACACTCGACAGTCGCGATGACTGAACGATATGCCCACCTTGCTCCGGCCAGAGTAAGGGATGCTGTTGGGGTTCTTGATCAAGTCCGTGAAGGCCGCATTTCACGTTCTGTTCACGCTGATAATCCAGCGCATCTACATGGAGGGCCGCTGAAGCTCGTAAACACTTGATTTAGAAGGTGGTGCGGACGGAGAGACTCGAACTCTCACGCCTTGCGGCGCTGGAACCTAAATCCAGTGTGTCTACCAATTCCACCACGTCCGCGGGACACTGCTTGGAAATGAAAACGCCAGGCCCCGGGCCTGGCGCTTCGGAATATGGGGTGGACGATGGGAATCGAACCCACGACACCAGGAGCCACAATCCTGTGCTCTACCAACTGAGCTACGCCCACCATATTACGACTTGCGGTAAAACATCGCCTGCTTCTTGCCGATTCGCCGAATGGCGCACCCGGCAGGACTCGAACCTGCGACCATCCGCTTAGAAGGCGGATGCTCTATCCAGCTGAGCTACGGGCGCTTTATTCATCTGCATTCAATGCTGAGCGCAAACTTTAAGCTCTGGCAATCACAAAGTCAGCAACCGACTTGCTTTACCTCTTACCCTGCGTCCGGCTGTGCTCGGCAAGCGGGGCGCATGTTATACAGGGGGCGAAAGGCCGTCAACGGGTTTTTTAAAAAAATTCAGCTATATAAAGGAGTTACGGCAAATCCACGGGTCGCCTCCTTTGCCCCGGGCGGCGTCCATGCGAAAATGCGCGTCCTTTTTCCACCCGATTCGATGGTTACCCTTCCGACATGACCGCACAACTGATCGACGGCAAAGCGATCGCCGCCAACCTTCGCCAGCAGATAGCCCAACGCGTGACCGAGCGCCGCCAGCAAGGCCTGCGCGTTCCCGGCCTGGCGGTGATCCTGGTCGGCACCGATCCGGCCTCTCAGGTCTATGTGGCGCACAAGCGCAAGGACTGCGAGGAAGTCGGCTTTCTCTCCCAGGCCTACGATCTTCCCGCCGAAACCAGCCAGGACGACCTGCTGGCCCTGATCGACCGCCTGAACGACGACCCCGCCATCGACGGCATCCTGGTCCAGCTACCCCTGCCCGCCCACCTGGACGCCTCCCTGCTGCTGGAGCGCATCCACCCGGACAAGGACGTGGACGGTTTCCATCCCTACAACATCGGCCGCCTGGCCCAGCGCATGCCCCTCCTGCGCCCCTGCACCCCGAAAGGCATCATGACCCTGCTCGCCAGCACCGGCGCCGACCTGTACGGCATGGATGCGGTCGTGGTCGGCGCCTCGAACATCGTCGGCCGGCCCATGGCTCTGGAGTTGCTGCTGGGTGGCTGCACCGTCACCGTGACCCACCGCTTCACCCGCGACCTGGCCGACCATGTGTCGCGCGCCGACCTGGTGGTGGTCGCTGCCGGCAAGCCGGGACTGGTCAAGGGCGAGTGGATCAAGGAAGGCGCCATCGTCATCGACGTCGGCATCAACCGCCAGGCCGACGGCCGCCTGGTCGGCGACGTGGAATACGAAGTGGCAGCGCAACGCGCCAGCTGGATCACCCCGGTGCCGGGCGGCGTCGGGCCGATGACCCGCGCCTGCCTGCTGGAAAATACCCTGCACGCCGCCGAACACCTGCACGACTGA